TGAATCTGCACCTGGTGGACCAGTAGGACCTGGTGGACCTGGTGGACCTGCTACTGTTGAATCTGCACCTGCTGGACCTGGTGGACCTGGTGGACCTGCTACTGTTGAATCTGCACCTGGTGGACCTGTAGGGCCATCAGGACCTGTAGGACCATCAGGACCTGGCGGACCAGCAGGACCTGGCGGACCAGCAAAACCTATCCTTTTCCAAACAGTCCCATCCCATTGCCACTCTCTATCACCGTCTGTATGAATATCATTTAGTGATGGTGAATTGGGAAAATTGATGGCCATTATCTACTTTTTTGATTATTTATTTTGGTTTCGTTGGCCAAACTGGGGTCAGGTGTCAAGCAGGTTTTTTAGCAACCATAATTTGTTGGTGTATCGTATACATATACTCCACCAATATCTGTATTTCTAGTTGGTGCTCCTACCACTAATTTTCCTTGTCCATATGCTACAGAAAATCCAAATTTATCACCAGATGAAGCATCAGATGCTGTTAAAGTTCCTATGTGATTAAAATTTAAATCATAAACAATTACTGCTCCAGTATTAGAGTTGCGACCTGGGGCACCAACAAATATTCTTCCTCCACCAACTGCTACAGAATGTCCAAATAGATCTGATGCCGCAGCGGATGGTGCATAAACAGTTGATTCAAGCGTTCCATCAACATCATACTTATATATTACGCCAGCGTCAGTTGCTTGAGTATCATTATATGGTGCTCCGATGTAAATTTTACCTTTATGTTCTGCAACAGCACTAGTATCGGTATTAAATCCGCCGCCGTAGCCGCCAAAAGAATCAGAAGCATTTGAAGGATTGACTATATCAACTTCATGATTTCTGCTAAAATCATATACACTGACTGTTGCATTAGTTCCACTACGTATTGAAGTAATTAAAATTTTTGTTTCTCCAAACCTAACACTAGCTCCAAATTGATCCCCATCTACTATAGGGGACCATGGAGCTTCTAGTTTCTGAATAAGAGTTCCATCAAATTCATAAAAATAAACTGATCCGTATCGGACAACGGGGGCCGATCTACTAGTTCCAGAACCAGCTCCATCCCAAGGAGATGATGCCATTACCATATTATCTCTAATATCAACAGATGCTGCGTGTAAATCAAATATTGTCCAATCATAAGTGTCTTCATATGTACCATTTGTTCCATCACTATCCCACCAACTAAGTAGTCCAACCCATCTTTTAGGTGCAAGACCTAATCCAGTAGGCCAGATAGGAGCTCCTATAGCAACTTTGTCAGATCCATCTCTACTCACCGCTACAGATGCCCCCCAAAGAGCTGTATCATATCCAGAATCTAGATATCCAGAATCTGGCCAATACCAAATTGAATCGCCAGAACGATCCATCACAACTTCATTACTTCCATCCAAATCAAAAATACGCGGTCCACTATTACTTTGACTATACGCTGACGCTATTATCCTTCCATCACCAACATCAACAAGGTTCCCCAGATTTTGTCCAGAAGTTCCATTTCCTCCTTTAAAATATTCATTTGTTGGCATAGAGTCATTATTACATCCGCCACCATTAAAAAGAAATTGTTGTATGACTGCCATCTAACTTAAACTTGCTCCAGTTATAATAAAGGTGTTTGATGCAACACAAGCGACTGTAGATATTCCTCTTTGAGAAAGAGTTCTATTTCCTGTAGTTGCAGTTCCCCCAAGATATAAGGTTGCTGATGAACCTTGGGCAATTGTAATATTTCCACTAGTATTGTTTACTATAGTTACAGCATCACCAGCAGAAAATACACCAGAAGGAACTGTAATAGTTATACCAGATGTGGTTGCGGTTATCATCTTACTATCATCCGATGCTACTAAAGTGTAGTTTGATGATTTATTTGCTGCAGTTAATGAATCTCCTGGTGGACCTGGTGGACCAGTAGGACCTGGTGGACCAGTAGGACCTGGTGGACCAGTAGGACCTGGTGGACCAGTAGGACCTGGTGGACCTGCTACTGTTGAATCTGCACCTGGTGGACCAGTAGGACCTGGTGGACCTGCTACTGTTGAATCTGCACCTGCAGGACCTTGAAGACCTTGATTTCCCTGTGCATTTTGAACACCTTGTGCACCCTGTACACCTTGAGAACCTTGAGTCCCCTGCAGTCCCTGAATACCAAACGTACCAGAGTTTGCTGCAACCCATTGTTGACTATTTCCGTCATCATAATATATGAAAAGATCTCCTACAGTGTCATCCCACCACAAGTCACCATTTTGTGGATTTGATGGTGGTGTAGAAGATACATCAATTTGTGCACCACCAGTATCCCCCTTAAATCCTTGAACACCCTGCGGTCCTTGATTTCCTTGAAGTCCTTGGGTTCCTTGAGTTCCTTGAGCGTTTTGAACACCTTGAAGACCATATGCTCCTGAGTTTGCGGCAACCCATTGTTGACTAGTTCCATCATCAAAGTAGATGAACAAATCACCTACGCTACTATCCCACCATAAGTCTCCGTTAACAGGATTTGATGGAATAGTTGAAGATATTGTTGGATTTCCTTTAATACCAATTTCACCCTGCAATCCTTGAGCATTCTGAACACCTTGAGGACCTTGAGTACCCTGAATACCCTGAGGACCTGCAGAAACTTCAACCCATTGATTACTATCACCATCTTCGTAATAAACTGAGAATAGACCAGTTCCACTATCCCACCATAAATCACCATTAACTGGTGATGGTGGTGGATTTTCGCTTATATCAACGTTTGCTCCACCAGTATCCCCTTTAAATCCTTGAGTACCTTGGGTATTTTGAATACCCTGAGTACCCTGTAGTCCTTGAGAATTCTGAACACCTTGAGGACCTTGAGTACCCTGCCGTCCCTGAATACCTTGAATACCTTGAAGACCTTGGGAATTTTGAATACCCTGACCACCTTGTGTACCTTGGTTTGATTGAATGCCTTGTGCACCTTGGAAATCTGATAAGGGTCCTTGAAGACCTTGCATTCCTTGTGAAGCCTGAGGACCTTGGGCACCTTGACGACCTTGGGCATTTTGTGTGCCTTGAGATCCTTGACGACCTTGAGTACCCTGTGCACCTTGATTTCCTCTAGCATAAAAGACTACAAAATATTCTTCATTAACTGATGGAGTATGGCTCTCAGATATGATTGTAGCGTCAAACTCTTTATATCCTGGAGTGTTGAGAGATCCTGTTACGGATACGATGAAGAAGTCTACACCATTCCAAGAACTTCCATCCGTTGTTAGATAGAAATAAAATTCTCCTAAAGGAGAATTACCAATGCTCGTAATATAGTCGAACCATTCTGATAAATCATTATTTTCATCTGTTGTTTCATTAATATGGAGTTTAGTTACTGAAGATAGAACGGCATTATTAAATGTGAAGTTCCCTGTTCCTGGATTATTTGTGCCTGGAAGTCCGTTTTCAATTGCAGCGAATGAATAGAAGAATCCTTGAAATCTTCCGTCTTGTCCGACAACACCCTGAACACCTTGAAGTCCTTGTCCAGCAAACTTTCCATCAAGACCTTGATTACCTTGACGACCTTGACGACCTTGGTTTCCCTGAAGACCTTGAGCGCCTTGACCAACAAATAAACCAGAGAGACCTTGATTTCCTTGACGACCTTGAGCATTCTGAACACCTTGAGCACCTTGAGTTCCTTGGAAATCTGATAAAGGTCCTTGAAGACCTTGGTTTCCTTGGTTGCCTATACCTTGGTTCCCTTGAAGTCCTTGAGATCCTTGGAAATCTGATAAAGGTCCTTGAAGACCTTGAGATCCAATACCTTGTGTTCCTTGGGCACCTTGGCGTCCTTGATTACCTTGAGTACCTTGAGTACCTTGAGTGTTCTGAACACCTTGTGCTCCTTGAGTACCTTGTCCACCGATACCTTGAACTCCTTGGAAATTACTTAAAGCACCTTGGAGACCTTGAGCATTTTGAGTTCCTTGTGCTCCCTGAGTTCCTTGGAAGTTAGATACTGTTCCTTGATTACCCTGAGCACCTTGGAGACCTTGGTTTCCCTGAGCATTCTGAACACCTTGAGAACCTTGGTTTCCTTGAAGACCCTGTAGTCCTTGGTTTCCCTGAGCATTTTGATTCCCCTGAAGACCTTGGAGACCCTGCAGTCCTTGATTTCCTTGGTTGCCTTGAAGACCTTGTAGTCCTTGATTACCTTGAAGACCTTGATTCCCTTGAAGTCCTTGGTTTCCTTGATTGCCTTGGAGACCTTGAAGTCCTTGGTTTCCCTGATTTCCTTGGAGACCTTGTAATCCTTGATTTCCTTGGAGACCTTGGAGTCCTTGATTACCTTGAGCTCCTTGGAGTCCTTGATTACCTTGAGCTCCTTGGAGACCTTGGAGTCCTTGATTACCTTGAACTCCTTGGAAATTACTTAAATCACCTTGAAGACCTTGATTTCCTTGAAGACCCTGATTTCCTTGAACTCCTTGGAAATTACTTAAATCACCTTGAAGACCTTGATTCCCTTGAAGTCCTTGGTTTCCTTGATTGCCTTGAAGTCCTTGAAGTCCTTGGTTTCCTTGGTTGCCTATACCTTGGTTCCCTTGAAGACCCTGATTTCCTTGAACTCCTTGGAAATTACTTAAAGGACCTTGAAGTCCTTGATTTCCTTGAAGACCTTGATTTCCTTGAAGACCTTGATTTCCTTGAAGACCTTGATTTCCTTGAAGACCTTGATTTCCTTGAAGACCTTGGTTGCCCTGAGTTCCTTGGAAATTACTTAAAGGACCTTGGAGACCTTGATTTCCTTGAAGACCTTGGAAACCTTGGTTTCCCTGAGTTCCTTGAAAATTACTTAAAGTACCCTGAAGACCTTGGTTTCCAAATCCTTGAATTCCCTGAGTTCCTTGGAAATTACTTAAGGTTCCTTGGTTTCCTTGAAGTCCTTGGAGACCCTGGCCAGCAAACTCTCCAGACAAACCTTGAGAATTTTGTACACCTTGGGTACCTTGGAAATTACTTAATGTCCCCTGAAGACCTTGAATTCCTTGAGTACCTTGAGCATTCTGTACACCTTGAGATCCTTGTGTACCTTGGAAATTACTCAAATCACCTTGAAGTCCTTGGAGACCTTGAAGTCCTTGGAGACCTTGGCGTCCCTGAAGACCAAATCCTTGGGTTCCCTGAAGTCCTTGAGAACTCTGAATACCTTGAAGTCCCTGAATACCTTGATTTCCTTGAGATCCAATACCTTGGAGTCCTTGAATACCTTGGGTACCTTGAGCATTCTGATTACCTTGAAGACCTTGAAGACCCTGAGTTCCCTGACGACCCTGAGAACCAAGACCTTGCATACCCTGAAGACCTTGGTTTCCTTGAAGACCCTGATTTCCTTGAACTCCTTGGAAATTACTTAAATCACCTTGGAGACCTTGACTACCTTGAAGACCTTGGTTGCCCTGAGCTCCTTGGAAATTACTTAAATCACCTTGGAGACCTTGGTTCCCTTGAAGTCCTTGATTCCCTTGAAGTCCTTGGCGTCCCTGAAGACCAAATCCTTGGGTTCCCTGAAGTCCTTGGATACCCTGATTTCCTTGATTTCCTTGTAGACCTTGGCGTCCTTGTGCACCAAATCCTTGGGTTCCCTGAAGACCTTGAATACCTTGGTTTCCCTGAGCATTTTGGTTTCCTTGAACACCTTGGTTTCCCTGCGATCCAATACCTTGGAGACCTTGAAGACCTTGAGCATTTTGATTACCCTGAAGACCTTGGTTTCCTTGTGCACCTTGGTTGCCCTGAAGTCCTTGATTACCTTGAACTCCTTGGAAATTACTTAAATCACCTTGAAGACCTTGATTTCCTTGAAGACCTTGATTTCCTTGAACTCCTTGGAAATTACTTAAATCACCTTGAAGACCTTGGTTTCCTTGAAGTCCTTGAAGACCTTGGTTTCCCTGATTTCCTTGGAGACCTTGAGTTCCCTGAGTTCCTTGAAAATTACTTAAAGAACCCTGAAGACCTTGGAAATTGCTTAAAGTTCCTTGAGTAGCCTGGGTGCCTTGGAAATTTGATAATGTGCCTTGATTACCCTGGGCACCTTGTCTTCCTTGAGTGTTTTGAGTGCCTTGAGTTCCTTGGAAGTTAGATATGACACCTTGAGTTCCTTGGAAATTGGATAAAACACCCTGAGAACCTTGGAAATTGCTGAGAACACCTTGAGAACCTTGACGACCTTGTGTACCTTGGAAATTACTTAACGTTCCTTGAAGACCTTGGTTTCCTTGAAGTCCTTGGAGACCTTGATTGCCTTGAGTTCCTTGGAAATTACTGAGATGACCTTGGAGACCTTGATTACCCTGAAGTCCTTGGAGACCTTGGAGACCTTGATTACCTTGAGTTCCTTGGAAATTGCTGAGAACACCTTGAGTTCCCTGAAAATTACTTAATGGTCCCTGTAATCCTTGGAGACCTTGAGTGCCTTGAGTGCCTTGAGCACCCTGATTACCTTGAGTTCCTTGGAAATTAGATAAAACACCCTGAGAACCTTGGAAGTTTGATATTGTTCCTTGATTTCCTTGGAGACCTTGAGTACCTTGAAAATTACTTAAAGGACCTTGAAGACCTTGATTTCCTTGAGCATTCTGAACACCTTGAGAACCTTGAGTTCCTTGTGCTCCCTGAGTTCCTTGGAAATTACTTAACGTTCCTTGAAGACCTTGGAAATTACTAAGTGTACCCTGAATACCCTGAGCACCTTGTGCTCCTTGTACTTGACCTCTCCATTCAACTTTTTGTCCTGTTGATACTAAAACAGATCCAGCATATCCAACATTCCCCTTAGAATCTAAAAGTTGATTATTAATTCTAATTGCTTTAGATATTTCAAAATTGGTAGTAGGTTGTGTTGTACCTATTCCAATAAATCCACTATCTTTATTGTAAATTATTGCTGAGGTTGGTTGTATTTCATTATCATCATTAAATAAGAACTCTCCAATATTCTCATCGCTTGGTGCAAAAACTGTAATAGTGGCAATTCCACTATCAACAGTTGCTGTTACTGCTGCTCCGACTAAATCGATAATAGTTACATTATTCTCATCACCAATAGGAATACCTTCATCCCTAAATCTTAAACCAGTTTCTTGCCAATATCTATCTTCATTTGATGCACCATCAAATGTAATGAGCGAATATACTGTACCAATACCTGTAGGAGTAGTCTTTTCTCCTGGATAACCAAGGTTTGGTTCCGCTTGTTCTAATCCAAGAAATCTATATCTATCAGATGATATACCTGATAGAGGTCTTACTTTTTTTCTCCCGCTACTATATTCTGCCATCTCTATATGTTATACGTTGCTGTTCTCAAGAATACTTGCAGTAAATTCTAATTGTAGCGGAGCGACCGTTCCTCCACCCTTGAATGTGTGTGCAATTCCAACTGCAGTTCCCACATTGGTATCAAATTGATATTCTGATATTATATTATCTATAGTGAATCCTGCCTGGGGATCTGGGAAAAAAGTTGTTGTTAAACCAGCATTAGAACCGCATGTGAATTCGAGACCACTCATTGTAATTTCTTGTCCAACAACAAAGCTGTGAGGGTCATTAGTGGTTACTGTCAAAATGCCAGTTGGTTCATCATATTCACACGTAAAGATGCCAACATATCCAGATGTAATTCCACTAATTACAATTGAGTCTGATATGAGTGCCGTTCTTTCAAGCACTAAACGACCATCGATTACGATTAACTGATCCTCTGGAGGAATTTCTGCATTTTTAATGATTCTAGTATCTCTTGTATTTCCAGTTCTATTTGTTTTTCTTCGATGAATAACTGTTACCTTAGGATATGTTTCTCCAATACCTACATTCGCAACAGCAGCTCTCAAAACAATCGCAGACACTCCAACAGGTGCCTCATAGATAACCTGTTCTCCTGGTGCTACTGGGACTGCAAATGTTAGAAACTTATTAAGGGGTGCTACTGCCATATTAACTTAACGCCAGAATTAATGGTGTGACCTGTGCCTGAATTGACCTATTAAAATCTCTTCCGCTAATTGATGCTGTTGTTTGACTAATTTGGATTCCTCCACCAATGTTGAAGTTTCCAGCTTGATCACTACTTGTATAAGGTATTTGTGCTCCGTTTATCGCAATAACTTCATTTTCTTTAATTGGAACACCACCTTGCTGTGGTGTAGCTTTATTTATGTCTGTACCAGAACCGATGTATTCAAAAGACTGTCCACTTGCGATAATTCTACTAATACGATAATGGTAAACAGATACTCCAGCACCAATTGGATATGGGACAAATTCATTAAGGACAACTGTAGAAATACCTATTGATCCTGCAGTTGTTTTACTTACTGGAAGTGATGGACTATTTGTGGTAATTCCAGTAGTTACAATTCCAACAAGATTGTCAATTGAGAGTTTAACATCTGCACAATTTCCTGGGTCAATATTATTTCCACTTAATGGGTCAACATTAATTGTATAGTCGAATATCTGTTCATAACTATTCAAATCAGTATATTCTTGTTTTGTTACTGCTACATTATTGATGATATCCTTAGCGATATCAGCAGCAGATTCATATGCAAAGATTGATTGTTCCTCTTCATCAAGTAGAAATTCTGTTGTGTAATAAAAATTGGCGACATCATATGTTCTATCATTGCCACCAAACTGTAAGTTATATGTAATTGCTCTTCCAAATGCAAGTTCCAAATCTTCAATACATCTTTGATTTCCAGTGGGAATCTCGAATGGAATACCTAAAGTAACATTCCAATGGTATAATGTTCTATCAACTGCTTCTGCGGCGAGGAACTTTAAGTTATTTTGTATTGATTGAACTGCATCAGCATATCTATGATTTGGTGGAGTTGGTTCCGTAGACTCAAGAATAGTATAGTAAATTGGTGCCATCTTAGCTTCTGCTTTTGCATCGCCTTCAATATCAATAACAATATTTTGTGTTGAAAGATAATTTCTTCCACTACTTACAATATCAATTGCAGTGATTGAACCTGTCAAATCATCAATTGTTGGACTAACTTCAGCAATAATTCCTTCTGGACCCTTTGGAAGAATTGTACCATCTTCATCTCTAACAACAATGTTTGGTGGACCAGCAGCACTATATCCACTGCCACCATCAATAACTTTAACACTTTCAAGTAGTTGAAGTGGTGCTGTGATTGGTTCACCATCAACTTCAACACCAAACCAAATTGCCTGACCATCATACGGTCTTCTTACATTATTTTCTTGGTCTGCTACATTATAAAGTGAGAATGTATCCGCTTCTTGAAGTGCTGCAGCACCCAAATAAGATTCAAATTCTAATCTACTTAATCCATCTCCATATAATCCATAATTACCAAAGGAAGAGTTAGAGTTTGTCAGGTCGCACTGACCACCACTAGAAACATAAACACCAATATCACATGCAATTGTGAACAGAGAAACTAACTGAGCATATCCACTATTAGTAATTGAGATACCAATACCAGCTTCATTATATTGTGTATAGGCATCAAGAACCATTGATTTGAGGTTTGCACCAATGGTTGATCCAGTGGCATGATCACCTTCAATCTTCATACCAATACTTTCTGTCACAAAGTTTGTACAGTTCCTGACATATGGAGATTTCCATCTTCCTGTTGGACCCTCATCTGCTGGCCCTGGTTCTGTATATCCAGTAATTGCACCATATGCTCTTCCATCAGCAATATATTCTGGAGTTGGTGGGAAAGCGATAATAGCAGCACCAGTATGCCTTTCTCCAGGTTTGCTCTGGAAATTCATATTTTCAACCAAACATCCTCTTCTTACATGGAATAAGTCTTTATCAGTATTCAAAGGTACAACAGTAACAAGTCTCAAATCTTGACCACTAACACCCACGTCTCTTTGAAGACCGATTGGATTCTGTTCATAATAAGTACCACTTCTAACAAAGATAGTATCACCAGGTTCTGCAATCGCCGCCGCAGCAGCAATAGTTAGTTTTGCATCACCTTCAGTTCTTCCACCATTTGAATCATTACCATATTTTGTTACATAAATTACATTCTTAGAATCTGCACCAGGTGGAACCCAAACAATTCTTCCATCTGGTTCTGCAATTGATGGAGCTTCACTAGGACCAGATTCTATGATTGATGTTATAATTCCTGCATAGGTATCAATTGCTGATACAACATTTGCACATCCAAATGGATCAGTATTTACGCCAACTGCTGCATCATCCTGTATTGTTAAATCTTTTATTTGTTTAAAAGTAACAATACCAACAGTTCTCTGTGGTGCTATTCCACTTATAAATCCCGTAACAATACCAATATACTGTGTGATTGCACAAACTTGATCGCTACAATCAACCTCAATATTTGGAATAGTTGTAATATCTCCAGTTGCAATCGGTGTTGTAATAATTCCAACCAAATTATCCACAAATGCTTGCTGTGAAGCGCAAGAGTCTGGTGAAGTGTTAAATCCAGTAAGTGGGTCTGCAATGATTGTTAAATCTTTTGCAAGTAATCCATTTGTGAGAGCAAGTTTCATTAAATCTCTTGCTACATGGAAACTCTCTATCGTCTCCTGCTCTTCACCAAATACTGCATCAACAATTGGGGTTCCATTGTTAAAGTATGAATTTGCAACGCCAACAACATTACATGTTGACCTGTCTCTTAGGTCTTCTGCGACGGCATCAATAACAAAACCAATATCACGGAAGCACTTACTACCACCAGCAGTGAATGTTCCAAAGTTATCTAATAGATCATCTAAACTATCTCCATTTCCTGCACCAATTACAGTTGTAACAATACCAACTAAGTTATCGATATTATCCTGAACATCATTACATGAGACTGAATTGGTATTATTACTTAAATTGCCTTTGGTTCCATATGGTGGTGGATTACTGCCAGGATTTGGGTCTCCAGTAATCGTAAGATCTTGATAATCTGCATCGGGTAAGATATTGTTTATGGCAAGTTTCATGAAGTTTCTTGCCTCTTCAAAAGCGTAGATGGTTTCCTCTTCTTCTCCTGTTACGGCACCACCTAGATACTGAGCAGCAAATCCTTGAGCGTAGATATTTCCACCAGTGAATACGTCCGTTGCAACATAATCAACAAGATATCCTATATCTCTTCTACACTTATTGCCAAAAGTATTTCCACCATTTCCATCATAGTTTGGATACAGTGCAATTAAATTGTCATATGATTTATCAATAATTACCTGTCTGTTAAGCGTAATTAAACGATATGCATCATAATATCTAGATCTTCCATTTGTTTCATCATCACCAGGGAAGAAGAAGTCTGGGAATGACTTTGCAATTCCCGCAAGTGCTCTATCTTGAATTTCTCTTTTGTTTGCAACGATAAGATTATATGAATCATAGTCTCTATATTCTGGAGCGTCTTGGTAATCTCCTGCTACACCAGAAAAATCTCCAAGAATAGTATTATCAACGAACTGAGTATATGTGTTGAGAGTACCAGATATTTTTGTTACTGTTGCATTGCGAATGACTTTATTTGCAACATCTCTTGCTCTTTCGAAAGCATAGATTGATTCTTCAACTTCTCCAGACAGAATTGCCGAATTGTTTAGATAAAGTTTTCCTGCATCAAATACTTTATCATTTCCTCCTGCCTTCAAATTATAAATGACTGCTTGTAATGTTTTTTTAATGTCATCAATACATTTCGCATTACCTTGAGGAATAACTAAAGATGGGTATTCATCAATAGTTCTATCGACTGCTTCCGCAGCAATAAAATCTAAATTATTTTCAATAAGTCTTGCCGCATCACCATTTAATGGATTTGTAGGTCTTGGTTGATATAATTTTGGTGGATTTGCGTTGTTAATTACATATTGTGCAAGTGTTGATGCTGCTCCAATTGCTGCAATCGTAGCATCCTTGATACTATATCCATTTAAATCTGTTCCAGTAATATGAAGTAGAGTATTTCCACTATAATATGATAATGCAGCACCTACTGTTTTCTTATTTCCACCTTTTGTAAGATCTATTGTAATAGATTTTAGAATATCTTTGATGTCATCTTTACATGATGTATAATCATTGTCCTGCATTGTGAATGTAGGACCACCTTTATAATCTGGACTAATAATATATCCTACCGCTTCTTCTGCAATAAAGTCCAAATTCAAACGAATTTGATTGGCAGCATCGAAGAATCTGTCGGTGATTACTTCTCCTTCGTCATTAACTGCAACAGAACCTAATACTGATCTTGGAACTTTATATTGTGTATTTGCATATCCTACATTATCATTACTGTCAATTAAAGATTCCTCAATCTTTACGTCATCTAAATCTGCAAGACCATTTAAATATAAATTTTTCCATTGCTTCCCCTCTGTACCAAGATTATAATCATCATCAGTATTTGGTACTAAATCTGATACAAATTCACCAGCAACACTAATATCGTCGGTAACTGAATCACCAATACCAATTGTACCACCTCTGAATATCGCATTACCTATAAATTCTGATGATCCTACTACTTCTAAATTGTTGCCAACATATAAGTCATTTCCAACATAAAAATCATTTGTAATTGTACCAATTCCAGCCTCAATAGAAGTTGCAGTAGCGATTCCTAGAGTGGAAAAATCAGACTCTAATACTGTAGTATCAAGAATTGAAACTGTAGCAATACCAGTTATATTAATATCACCTTCAAACTCATTTCTATTGCCTTTGAAGAAAGAATCTCCAGTTACTTCTAAGGTTTTACTGAATGTTGCAATCCCTGATACTGTCAGATTACCATCAATATCTACTTTAGTATTGAAAAATACTCCAGGACTAGTAGACTCTACTGTAAATATCCCATCTGATGTGACATTACCCAGTGTTGTAGATCCATCAACATTGAGATTAGTATCAATATCAAGATTGCCACCAATATTTACGTCGTTGAGGAATGTATTAGTTGCTCCAAAGAAGATTGTATTATCACCGAATGAAGATGTACCTCCTACTAAAAAATCTGCATTTGTTGTAAGGTCATCACTAACTGTTAATTTTTGCTGGAAGAAAACATCATCAGCGACGTTAAGTATTCCACCAATATATACGTCTTTTACAATACCAACACCACCATCAATTTGAACAGATCCAGTAGCAATTGATGTAGAATTGGTTGTATCATCTACACGAACAATATCTAGAAAAGTTGCTTGCTGACCAACAGTAAGTGTTTCACCTATTACAACATCTTCACCAACTAGTAAATTCTTATCAATGCCAACACCACCATCAACCACCAGAGCTCCATTGTCCTCTGTTGTTGACTGTGTAGTATTTCTTATATAAACTATTCCATCAACATCCAAATAATTTTGTGCCTTTATACCTCCACCAATATAAACACTTCTACCAATACCTACTCCACCATTAAATACTGCAGAACCAGTATCTGTAGAAGTGGACTGAGTAAAATTAGTGACATAAAGACCATTATCTACTGTTATTGAATTACCAACGCCAAGATTGTTGTTAATGGTAGTGGGACCATTAACCAGTAAAGAACTAGTAATTCTAGTACTACCAGATACATCCAGTTGATATGAAGATATATTATTTGAACCAATGGCAACTTTTCCAGTCGTTGATAATCCACCACTACCATCATTCACCCAGAAAGATATTACATTAACATCAATAATTTGTGGGTTACCTGGATTAGGTGTCGCCTCAACAACGTCTCCCCCACTCTGTGTTCCAACAAAGTTAAATATACTGAAAGATTGTCCTACACCAACGAAAACTCCTTCGTTTTGAATAGGAACACCTAGTCCTTCACCAGGAGCAACTGATAACCAGCGAATGCCACTAGCATCTTTCGAGAGGAAAAATCCTGGAGTTCCTGGACTATTTGAAGAATCATAGATATCCGCATCGATTTTTATACTTCCAGCGACATCAAGTCTCTGCTCTGGAAATAAACTACCTATACCAACTCTACCATCAAAAGGATTATAACCACCAACATCATCCCCAACAAGAACAATATCTGGACCAACATTAAGTCTTCTATTAACTGTTAAGTAGTCTAAGTCTAGTGGAAGATTAAAAGTTACCTCATCATTAAAAATTACTGGATCATTAAATGTTGCAGTTCCCTGGAAAATAGCATCTCCAGTTACTTCTAATTCTGAAACTCCACCAAAAGAGACTTCATCATTAAAAAAGACTGGTGCATTAAAGTTGGCAACACCCTCAAATGTAGACGTTCCAGCGACAATAAGTTGTTCTAAGTTTCCAAATGAAACTGATGCATTTACAACCAGGTTTTCAATAGAAACATCACCTAAGGAAGCATTTGCGTTCCAAAGTTGCCCATATACCCTTACATTATTATTAAACCAATGGTCTGCTTCGTATATGGTTTGTTGGTTTGCTGGTGGGACAGGTTGATTTGCCATTGGAATATTTTATGCGAAGATTCCTGTAAGACCTTTTATAATATCTTTGGATATGTAAATTTCGGGGTCATCTAAAGTTTGAGATATCCAAGTTTCTTTTTCTGGAACTGCATTTCCATCCAAAGCTTTGGTATTACAAATCATAGCTTCCATTTGACATTTATTATTTGCTTTTGCAAAGATATTGTTTGCCTGAATTGATACATCTCCAGAAGCTTCAAAAACAATATTTTTACCAGAAATTTTAACATCACCATTTTCCATTGCAGTGATAGCAATATCTCCACCTGGAGTTGATATAATTACGCTAGGAGAATTAGTTTCATTTTTTGCACCGCCGACTATTTCAACCGATTGATCGGAGTGTATTTTAAATCTGCCCGCATCTGACATTCCAATATTTGCATTATCACCATTTTTAGAAACCATATACATCCCATATATGGTTTCACCATCATTACCCATAGACGGATTAGTATAATCTACATGGACTTGTGGTCCAAGATTGTAAAATTGTCTTTTATTCCAATCTATGTCTCTTGTCATTAGCTAATACAATCGATGACTTGTTTTAATTGACCTTTCTGTGTCCCTTCTGGTTTCAATTTCAGTCTTGCTTTTAATACTGCACCATAACCAGTTTCTGTTTGAATAATAAATGATGGCAAGTCCTTTACTATTCTATTATCATTATTTATTGGTAGTACTTTGACTATAGATCCATTATCATCGACAACAATTGAATACACATATTCATCACCTTCTTCTTCTGGATTATCATTATCAACAAATACTACAATAGTATCATCAGGTTTATATCCAACACCTGGTTCTATCGGAACAACTTCATCGATAATATAATTTTCATCAATAGATGGATCTACTGGATATTTTTCACCCTCAGATATAATGTAAATATCGTCGATTTCTCCAGTGGTTGGATTTATACTTGCTTTTGCTATTGCACCATATCCTTGATTACAATTATCAGTTATTTCAACCATCGGATTCTTTATATAACCAGACCCTGGATTAGTTAAATCTATACCAATGATGCTTGCAGTCTTTGTACCTTCTTCACCTATAATACTTCCAAAGATTGCTTTTGCTGCACCACCAACTCCACCACCACCAAATATTTTAACTCCAGTTATACAATTCAATGGTGGTCCAGTATAGCAACTTCCTAATGCACTCTTAAATCCTGGAACAGAAACACTTGGATTATTAAAATCCCATACACCAAGAGATTGTGTAAGTTGACTGACTTCTTGCCCAGCATCTACAAGTGTTTGAACAGCATTATTTGCAGTATTTGCAACTTCTAAAATTGATTGAATACCTGCTGCTGCAGTCTCTACAGGACCTTTTCCTATTTCATATTGTTCTGCGCCATTATCCTCAGATTCTTTTTCTGCACAAGATAGGGCACCAATAATTCCGAGAAGACCTTCAAAATTTGATCTTAAGAAACTTATAAAATTAAATCCAAATAAAATTTTATCTATCGCTCCCATCAAAGGACCTAAGAATTTAGTAATACCTCCTATAATCATATTTGCTATTCCACCAATAGCTTGATTAACAATACAACTTACCATATTCTTAACATTATTTGCAATACCACTTACAATATTTGCAATACCACTTCCAAGTGTATCAATAACTTTATTGACAATACATGGAAGTGCATTTTTAATCGCTGTGATTGGAACGACTAGTGCATTTTGTGCCAAAACTCCTGCCTTATGTGCAATAACTTCGTTTCCAGTTGCAGCAAGGACAGTATTATACACTATTTTATAAAGAGTTTTTAAACCACTCTTTATAACAGGAGACAATTTTTTAAAAAGACCCTTAGTCATGTTGGCGACTAATTTTGATGCATGTTTTTTTATCGATTCTGTTGTTTCACTAATAAATTTATCAATTTTTTTCTGAACACCATCTATCGCTTGTGTTACTGATGAAATGCCCACATTTATAGAAGTTGTTACTTCTTTAATTTTATGAACAAGATTCTTTAAATCTGTTTCTATTTTTTTTAGAGTACTATCTGGTTTTTTAGATGCTATATTTACTATTAATCCATTAGCAGAAGATGCAGGTCTTTCATTTGATCCTATATTTTGTGCTTGATTTCTTGAAACATCTCTTGGTGCTTTTTGAGATTCAGAACTTCCACCTTCATTAGATTCATTCTTTACAATGTATGCATCGGTGGCGACTGCTTTATCATTATAACCAGTAAATGGAACGAAAGGTGAAGTATATTTCGAAGAAGAAACTTCTCCTGTCCTACCCAATATTCCATTGATTACGGGAATTTGTGCGTTATCTCCATCCAGAAAGAATCCAAATACAATATCACCTTGACTTATTTTAACACTCTCCGCTTTTCCTCCAGCACCTGAACCAGATGTTGTTGGTAGCATAACTATTGCCCATGGCAAATCTTCATTGGGCAGTTCATCCGTGAATGGATGATATCCCATGATACGAACCTTATATCTATTTCCCCATCCACCACCATTCAACTGTCCACCCATGTCTTTTTCTGGTGGTATCTGACCTACCCACCATCTAAAACCATCTCTACCTATAAAATTACTTTTTATTAAAGAATCGTTTAACATTTTAGATTGTGGTGGATTTTCCGAATGTGTCTCTAACCAACTTCATCGACGTATAAGAACCGTTAGTGTCAAAATGATGACATAATTCTTTTATCATATATAGACCGCTTTGCTCTTCATCAAACTCTCTTTTATCAGTTGATACTGTAGTCTTTGGAAATTTACATTCTATGATATCACCAGCCTTCAAATTTGTATTTGAGGGAACAGTCATGGTGAGAGTCTGAGTAAACAGAGAATTATATCTCATCACAGTCTGAGACTGATACTTCTCTGGATCAGAATTTGTATCATCTTTTGATACTCCTTTGTCTAGTGTTCCAACATCCAATATTTGTGTCATGATACGTGTAGGGACATCTGCAAGCGATACATCACTACCCTCAGATATTGGTGGTAATTCAATATTCTTGCCTAAATTTTTAACTTTACCAGAATAATTTTGAGAACTGAATACTGATTTGTCTTTTGGTGTTAGTCCAAATGTAAGAGGATTTAAAAATATTCTCTGAGATGAATAAGTACCCATTCTCAAGTTTTCAAGTAAATTTTGATTCTTATTGGTTACATAAGAGAGAATATTAAAATCTTGATCACTTGGAGAACTTGAAGCGCCTGTTTTGTAAATATACGTCGCCTTCGGATCTTTAGTCATCAATGAATCAATTGACCTAAAATCATAACTATCCTTTGTTTGATAAAATACAAATCCTGCAGTAGAATCTTCTTGTGAAATATCAGGAACAGATTTTGATGCTAACCAAGTCAAGACTGTGAATGGTTTTCTCAGATTACCGATGAAACCATACTTATTTTGAGTTTTGTCAATATTTAATTCTCTCGATGTTTGTATTTTCTTTGTCAGTATATCCTCCACAGATGTACTGATAGGAGAGGATGATGGATACTTTCTAGCAACTCTAGTTGTTTCATTAGTAATCGCTTCCCTAGAAACAAGATTCAATGTGAATACTTCTTTTTCACCTTCACTAACTACATTTGAGATTCCAGAAACATAAAGATATCTGTCTGCGAGAGTAGCAAAATCTATTCCTGGATTACTTTCGGTATTTCCTTCAATCTTTAATGATACTCTTTCAGCACCTCTCAGAGGTAGACCATTATAAAGAGATTGTAATGATCCATCCTCACCTTCTACCGTGTTTCCAGTATTAACAACTACCATTTTTGCAGTAATAGTAGGTGAAAATATGTCTTCATAGTAATCTACAGAAACGACACCAAGTCTTATATCAATTGCTTTCTTTTTATCATTAGACTCGATAATTATTTCCGCATATTGTGATGCATCTATTGCTGCCATTATGTGTATGCCAGTTCTACAAGTAAATTGGTTCTATTCAATTCTGCCATAACATTGTTTTTAGTATTTATTGTAGGTCGTGAAGGATCTGCAGAAGCGACCATCGGTTCTTGTTTTGGTGCTTCTGATTGTTGTCCTCCACCTCCAGCAAGAACTATTGTCGTCTTTCCTTTTCTTTCTGCAGTAATGTTTGATGCTACCCTATTAGTTTCTGCAGTGATACTAGAAACTTGTGCCTTACTGACTACTTGACCATCTTTAGATATATCTGATTCTATTAGTGTTTTTCCTATCGAAAGTAAGTTCAAATATGGTTTTGGGTCAATTGCTTTTCCGCCTGGTCTAACTTCATAATGTAAATGAATGTCATAATTTCCACCAGTCTTACCTATTTCACCAATTGTAGTTCCAAAACGATACTCTTCTCCACTACGGACGTAAATCTTTGCCAGATGGGCAAACCAATACTGAGTTCCACCAGAATCTTTGATAATGACTAATTTTCCATATCCACCACTAGTTCCTGCAAAACTAACTCTACCATCTATTCTAGCACCGACATAGTATCCAGTTTGGTTACTAGTTCCAATATCAATTCCCTCATGTAGTCTTTTACCACCATCCCTTGATGCACCAAATCCTTGACCTGGGGTCAATCCAACTCTTGGTGTTCCACCAGATGGTCCAGCGACATTAATTTCATCTCTTACAATAGTTCTCTTTCCAGGTTTTATTGGAGATATTGTTGCTTTTCTTGTGGCAGAAAGATTTTTTTGGAAAACATTTTTCAGATCTCCTTTGCGTTTAGTTGGTTGATTGTAATCATTTCCTGGGAATGATGCCCATGTTGGAGAAAGTCTTTTGATTACATTATCACTAAGTCCTTCTTTTTTAAGAATCTCAGGACTTACTCCATTTCTTGCGGCTAATCTTAATGCAAGTTCATCTTGGAATGCCTCATCAAATTTTCTATTTGTACTCATTTTAACAGATTTTGCAAGTCCAGTAATATCAATAAACTGATATGCACCAACTGCAGCAGATTGGTCCTCCTTTCCAGTACTATCAGTAAATTTACCTCGACCCTCTGCCAAAAATTTAGTTACTAACTCCTCAACTTCAGCAACAGTAAGTTCCGTTAAATCTCCACCATATTGTGAACCACCAAAGAAAGTACTATATCCCTGCGGTCCAGCAGTTCCTTCAGCAAATCTAATTGTCTTTAACAGTGCTTGCTGTTCAGGAGTTCCATATCCAGATGTATCATCAAATTCATCTAAATTTACATCATCACCAAAGAAATAACTCATTGGGTCTTTGAAAATTCTAAGCATCTGGTCAAGATTGGATTCCATATCCCTTGTACCTCTCCCAATATCCTCCATAGCCTTTTGAACTCTACCACTCTGATCTGTAAAATCAAACTTTGTAATATTAACAATCACACCTCTAAGCAAATCTCCAAATCCTTTGAGAGTATTAATAAGACCATCTCTAAAGTTTGAAAGAACTTTGAATAGATTCTGCACTCTCTCTATCAGAGTTTGTGCCATTTTAAGAATTTTCGGTAGATTATTAATTAACCATCCAACAAGAAGAGTTCCAAAATAGTCTAAAATTCGCCCAAAAAATCCTTTTGTACTAGAGGCAATAACTTTTCCAGTTCTTTTAACTGCTCCAGCAAGTCCAGAACTTGCTTCAATAATGTCTTCCTTTTGCCTCAATTGTGCAGCATCTCTTCTCTTTTTGAATATTTTTTGATCCTCAGATAATGCTTTTCTTCTAAATGCAGTGCTTTTTACTATACTTTTATTAATTTTTACGGCAACAGTTCTAGTTGCTGCCATGTTTTTTGTCAGCGTGTTTGCAGACTTCTGAATTTTCTTTATACTAATTGAAGACCTAAGTAGTGATTGATTTGCCATACTATCCTACCATGTCGATAACACCATACATGGCGACTGTGCTTGGAAGATAAATGTTTCCTTTATCGGAAGTATCGAATGTTGGAACGAAAACTGCAGAATCTGAACTGACAGATCTTGATGGGGGCGCTTGTGCTAGTTCTTTCTTTTGCATTTCACGAATTGGTGCAGTAATTATGTTCGGTGCTGGTTCTTGCAAATTACTAAGGGACTGTGAGACCATACTTCTATCTGCAGATGTCTTCACTGGTGCTATCTGTGCCTGAGCAGTTTTAGTTTCTTCAGGTTCTTTTGGTGTCAAATCTGAATCAGATACATTAAAAGCAATATCTCCAAAATTAGATGTAGCAAATACTCCATCTGCTCCAAAAAATGGTTTCGTATCTATCAATGGTGTCATTGCCTGTGTGTTAGAAGAAACTTTCTTTTCTTCTTCGACCTTCTTTTCTTCAGTCTCAGTTTTATTCTCCTCAAGTTTAGATTGAGTATCTTCTGCTTCTGCGGGTTTTATTTCTGCTTTATTCTCTACCTTCTCTTCACCACTAAACATAGACTTCATACTTTCAAGACCAGATTTTCCAAGATCTGAACCATAAAAATATGCTGGTAATGATAGTAAAAATCCATACTTACCAAATAGTGCTTTACCTGCTGTACCAGCAATAGTACTGAGAACACCTCCAGTCAAACCACCAGCAATCGCCCTGTCTGGACTTTCACCTGATAATAATTCAGCACCTGTTCCAAAAGCAATATTAGTTTTAAGACCTGGCAATAATCCTTTCAGTCTACCAGCAAGTGTCGGTTTTGGCGATGCAGTTTGACTTAAAGAACCTGCTGTAGACGAAGTTGTGCCACCAGTTGTAGTCGTAGTAGTCGTAGTCGTAGTAGTAGCTTTACCACCTCCAGTTTTAACAGCACCAAAACCTTTTCTTATGCCATTGAAAATTAATTGTGGCAATTTTAAAAATAATCCTGTACCAACTGCACCAAGTATCTTAATACCTACTCTCGATAATGTGATAATTAGTGCATTTACTCCAACATTAATCGCTAAGAATATTCCACCAACAATTCCTAAAGTCGCAAGAACATTATTTTTTATTTCCTCAAGCTTTTCTTTATTACCCTCAGAATAAGCTTTGATTGTTTGGAATCCTTGATTCAACAACCAACCAGCAAACAGAGTGGTAAGATAAGTCATTACACTCTGCAAAGTAAATTGCACTTTCGGTGCAATTGCCGCAATTGGTTTCGATAATGCAGACTGTATCTTCCTCTCAATTAAACTTTCTTTTCCTTCAAGAATTTTTTGTTGAGCTAATAATCTTTGTTGATTCTGTTCTTGTAATACTTTTTGCTTTTCTAATGCTTGGTTTACTTCCAAATTTTGAAGTACCGCCCTTAATGTTGTATCAATAGCAGTCATCTGCGAATTGATACCATTCAAACTTTGAGATACTCGCTCTAACTGAAGAGAATTTGCACGTATCAATCCTGTAGTAATAGGATCTGGTTGTGTGGTTTCCTGTTGCTGCGGAACAAATTTGCCCGTGAAAACAGATGACGAAACCCTCGACCTTGCTACTCTTATTCCTCCTAATATGGGCGATGATAACTCAGCCATTGAATTGATTCTTTAGGTTTTCTTCTTCAATATACTGTTGGAGGAAAGTTAGATAAATTTCTTTCTCCCAAGGTATCATATTTTCTAGCTCTGTCAAGCTATATTTATGGTGTTGCATCAAAGCAAAATTAATTTTGAAGTATGACTCAAGGTCAGTATGAGCCATACTTACGCGAAAAAAGATGCCAATCCTTCCAGAACTACATCACTCTCAACACCAGTATTAGGATTTTTAACTTTCATTGTATGTGAAAGTTTTGGCATTGTCTCGAAGAACTTTTCAATTTCCTTAAACTGCTTTGAATTCAAAGATTCTACAAACTCATTCAATTCTTTCTTTGAACAATCTTTTGCAGACCAAGATTCATCATCACTATAAATTTGCTCGATGCATGATGCAATTAATTCAAATGTTTGTGCAACACCAATCTCATCATCGGCAGTAAAGTTATTTTTGATAAACTCACTCATTGATGGATATTTCATTCTCAAGATGTGAGTATCATCAAGTTTGATATCTTTGTTATGCTTTTCATCTATGTAAACTTTTATCTCATCCAATGTAATTACAATCGGCACTTGTGTCACACCATCATCTGGACAAGTAACCAATACTTCAACTTCTTCACCAACAGATTTACCTCTAACATTCAAGAACAAATATTCAATATCAAATGTAGATAATTCATCTACTTTTACTCCACGTGTCAAAATGCAAGAACTTAGAACATCTTTGATTGCATTGGTGATTTGTTTATTATCTTCACTTTCCATCGCAATGATGAGAACTTTTTCTTCTTTAACTAGAAAAGGACGATACTTAATTTTTTTCCCAGTTGAAGGTAATTCCAACTCATATGTTGGTGTAGATATTTTTGGTAATGGCATAATAACCTATAATATTTTCAGATAAAATTATTTATTGATGATATTTGATCCACTACCCGATATACTACTACCTGATATACTTGATAATGGACTTGTTGATAGTTTTGTATCCCCATAACCAGTAAGATTATTATTATAGACTCCACCATTAAGAATTAATGGTTCATTTGTGCCAGTAAAACCAATTACGGGAGAACTCTTATCTGTACCCGTTTTTTGTGTAGAAGCAGAAAGAGATCCTTTACCTGAAAGAGCCTTTCCTACACTTCCAAGTACAGATTGAAGATTATTTGAAGTACCATTATTAATTGATTTGCTATCCACAGATCCACATACATATCTTTCATAATTGAACGAAACACCGACCTTCAGAATCTCAGAAGAATCATAACTTACTGGCATTGCGTTTATTGTTTTTGGATAAAGACCTTTAAAGTTATACTCAATGTATCTATTATAATCTCTATCAAATTTTACAATCTTCATTGAATTGCATTTATACTCTTCAGGATATTGCATTCTAAAGTGTGTATAATCTGATAGTCTACTAGCACTCGATGCATCATGCATAAATTCCATCCAGTGCTCAAAGAATTTAATTGCTTTATAACTCCTATCAACATAAAATGATAAATCGATAGGTGTAAATGTCCTAGTATGGGGCATTGATTCTGCCACACCCATATAATCACCTACAATATCTGCAGTTGCATATGAACTTCCTGGAAGCGATGCAGAGTGGCACAATAAAGTAATATCAGAACTTACAAATGATGAGAACACTCCCCTTGCGGAAAGATGTCCCATTAATTTTGGTTTTAAACCACTAAATTTAACCTCAAAATGAGATGTTTGTGCCAAAGTTGTCAGAACTGGTTTAAAATCTGATATCTTTTTCGGACTAGGTGCTGGCACTCTAAATACCTATTATTATAGACTGTGTGTAGTTATTTAGATGGCATATAGAGGAAAATTTCAACCTTCTTATCCAAAAAAATATAAAGGTGATGTTAGAAATATAATCTATCGCTCTCTCTGGGAGCGTAAATTTATGGTGTATTGTGATTTGAATGAGAATATTCTTGAATGGGGAAGTGAAGAGATTGCCTTACCATACCGTTCACCCATTGATAACAGAATTCATAGATATTTTCCAGATTTCTATATCAAATACAAAAACAAATCTGGAAAGATAGTAAAGTCTCTTATAGAAGTAAAACCATTAAAACAAACTACTCCCCCATCAAAACCGCAAAGACAAACAAAAGGATATCTATTCGAAGCATACGAGTATGCCAAGAATCAGGCAAAATGGGAAGCAGCAAGAGAGTTTTGTAAAGATCGTATGTGGGAGTTTAAAGTTCTAACAGAAAAGGAACTCGGTATTAGGTAATGCCAAGAAAAACACTAAAACAAAGAAAAAAACCTACAGATACAGATAGTAATCGTAATAGGATTCGTGAAATCAGTGATGATATGATTGGATTGAAGAATCCAGATGATTTTATGGTAGCAATACTGGAAGCAGTAAAAGATACCTATACTCCAGTACCAGAACCAGGTAAAGTATATGTTTTTATATACAAACCTAAAACTTCTAATATAAGATACGACCAAAATCCATTTGTAGCAGTAACAGATATTTTTTCCTGGGGATTCCGTGGTCTAAACTTTCATTGGGGTGAAACTAGACAATACACCTGGAATGAAATCTCTGGAAACATGTATGAAATATATTCTTCTGAAGTAAAAGACTTACAACAGATACCTTTTCAAAATTTCAAACTAAATAGTTAAAAAACGTGTAATGTCACACACAGATCTTCATGCAAAAACTGAAGTATTAGCATCCAGTGGTCAGTCTAGTTCTTCGGTAAAAGCCACTACTAAGTCCTCTGCTGGTAATGCAATATCCTCTGGTGCGAAGAAAAGTGGTTCAAGTATATTCAGATACCCATATAAACCCTACACCGAAGATGAAAAACAAAATGGTAGGGATTATCTTAGAATACAAATTAAAGAATTGGAATATGGGGGATTTAATTCAGACCAATCAGCTCAAAAATTATTAAATCCGCCATCACAATCTAAAAGTAAACAAAGTTTAAAGGCGACAATATATTTGCCTATGCCACAAAATTTGCAAGATAGTAATTCTTTGGGTTGGGGTGATGATCGAATTGGTCCTCTTGGAGCAGCCGCATATAGTTTGGGAGAAGGTGTAATCTCAGGTGAAATTCAAAATACTTATGAAGCTCTTAAAAATGCGGTGGCAGGTCTTACTAAGGATGACTCTGCACGATCTGCATTACTTTCATATGTAACAGGAATGGCTTCTGGCGGTATTGGTGGTAATATAAGTCCTCAATCTGTTGTTACAAGGGCAACAGGACAAATACTGCAAACTAATTTAGAACTTCTCTTCCAAGGAGTCTCTTTGAGAACTTTTTCATTCCCTTTCAATTTTGCTCCAAGAAGTCGAGAAGAGGCAGAAGAAGTTAAAAAAATAATTAGAGATTTTAAAAAGCACATGTCTGCTAAAAAATCTGGTCAAGAAAACCTCTTTATCAAATCTCCAGATGTGTTTCAGTTAACTTTCATGAAAGGAACACAACAACATGAATATCTGAATTGCTTTAAATTGTGTGCTTTGACTGATATGTCGCTAAATTATACTGGATCAGGAACTTATATGACGTATGAAAAGGGTCAACCTGTTCATACAACAATGAATCTTACATTTAAAGAACTGTTCCCAGTTTATGCGGAAGAGTATGAAGAAGGACTTGGCGAAAAAGGATTAGGTTACTAAAATGACTTATTTCAGAGAACTACCAGACTTAGAATACCTTTCACCCTTACTTAGTAAGGGAACATCGAAAGAATATATTATGGTCAAAAATTTATTCCGTAGAGTAAAATTATTTGACTGGATTAAAGATATTAGTAATACTTTCTTGAAAATCCAAATAACTGAGTATGCTAGACCAGATATGATAGCAGAAGAGTATTATGGGTCCGCTACTTATGATTGGGTAGTTTTATTGACAGCAGATATTGTAAATGTTCAGGCACAATGGCCATTATCAAATTATGACTTAATAGAATATGTTGAAGAAAAATATGGTGTTGAGAATGTAAATGATGTTCATCATTGGGAAACTGTGGAGGTCAGAGACCAAAATGGTAGATTAGTGCTTCCTGCTGGTAAAATTGTAGATGAAGGATTTACAATAAATTCCCCCGATGGAGTACATTCTACACAATATAGAATCATCAGGGGATTTGAAGATGAAGTTTGGACCGATACTGTAAATCCTGTCAGTCCTGTAGTTGGTGTTAGTAATTACGAATATGAAAATAGAATAAATGAAGATAAAAGATCAATTTCTATTTTAAGACCAGACTATCTCCAACAATTCATCAATGATATGAGAGTATTGATGGCATATAGCAAGAGTACAGAATTTATCAATAGTAAACTTGCTAAGGTAGAAAATAGTCAGTTGTTCTGAACAAAAATCTCTGGAATACTTTGTTCGGTCTTTAAATTAGAAATCTTTCTTTGATTCTGATAGACCACAGTACTTAAAATTGCAAACCCCACAACTTGTGCTGTTATAATAGTCGCTATCAGCGTATTAGATGATTGCTTTGACTTCTGTATTTTTTCTAAGTCCCTCAATCTCCTTTGAAAAGAACCAAGAAGTGATATTATACTCTCTCTACTAAGTATCGGGGTGGATGCAGATCCTTGAGAGTTTGAAGAGTCGTTGTTGCTCATGACGTTCTAGTCCAAATATTATTTTGGGAACAGGGAGTATAAAACTCCCTGTATGCCTTCAATATTTAGAAATGAAAGTCATTCTTCGGCAAGGCGGGCGAAGTAAGATAGAGCATCATCATCCTCATCATCAGAAGAACTCGAAGAAAGACTGCTCAGTTCATCCTTCATAGACTGGGGAACCTCGGGTGCAGACTCACCACGACGCTCACGATCCCAGGACTCTTCCATCTCTACGGTTTCCTGGTCCTGCATCTTGGGCACACCACGGACACCCAGAACATAGTCAAGACGCTTCTTCAGAGCATCGTAGTCCTTGAACTGGTCAGCAGCAACGAGTTCTGCCAGGGAGTATTCCTTCTTCCAGATTGCTTCCATAGCATCATCATCGTCCAGCAGTGCATCAGGACGGGCAAACTCAGAAGAGTCATAGTTGCGATAACCAGCAACGTTCTTTGCCTTCAGTTTGAAGTTAGCACCACCCCAGAAGTCAAAGGGATC